TTCGCAATTCATTACTGATTCCTTTAACTCTGGCATGATTTTGTCTTTCAGCCTTGCCTCTTCAAGGGTTGCTGCGAGATACTGCACTGATTGGGTATCGTAATGATTACAAAACGATTAACGACACCGCTACCCATTTGTTATCAATTGAAGGTTTAAGACACGCTCTCTGAATTAAAAGGGCTGTTTAATACTGCTAAGCTGTTTATGTAAGACGTGTATGTTGTAATGCGCATATAAAAGTATGCACATATACACATAAATATAATTTGTGCTTACAAACAGTACATTATTTGCAAGCCATTCGAATCACACAAAATAGACGTTAAGTGATTCTAATGGCGTCAGGGTATTATGATGAAAAAAGACAATGCGCCAACACTCTATTGGATTGATTATGAAACATATTAATAACCTTCTATTTTTAAAAGGGTATTTCGCAAATTACGTCAATTAAGGACGCAATTTGGACACATGAAACTGTGAATAGTGATACAAGCCCGTCCTGCAAACCAAGCCTCTTCCCTTTGGATAATCAGTACACCAAATATTTATGACATTTAGGCTTATATTTCTTATACCATCTTACGACTTTATCATAAATGTAGTTATATCATCTAAATAATAGAAAAAATTCTCATATGTACCCTAATATGTAACAAGTGAGATATTAAGTTCTTTTAGATACGTTATTAGTGAAAACCGCTACTTATGGTTTGATATAATTTCAAGGTATGTAGGAATAATCCAAATATTAACTGGCAAAGAGAGGCGTGACAGTTGAGCATTAAATTAAAAGCGGAAGTAACAGTCAAGGCGAGAATCGCATGGCGAATGGTTGCTATCTATCGCGTATACCGCCCTCAACTTACGTCCAAAAAATTCTTTGATATGTTAATTCACCAGAGGTGGCTATTCGTGCTTATAGCTGGTTTATCAGGTTTAGGGTTTGCATTTGTCTCTATTATCTTGATATGGAACATAGCAGCGGTAGCTCAAAACGGAGATAGCATTAATATATTAGGAATAGACATTCAGGATTTTATAAAATGGTTACCTAATCGGCCTGAATCCTTAGACTCGCGATCGATTTCTAGTGTTCTCGTCTTAACATCATCACTTTTTGTTTTATACTTGGTCTGGTTTTATAGAGACAAAAATCATTTAAGAAATATAGAAAATGCTCGAAAAGATACTAACTTAAAAGATTTCCATCAACAACAGCAATGGATATCTGGATCATTTGATTCTTCAAATAATGAAGGGAAATTATCTCTCAGAGTTTCAGCGTTATATAACATTTCAGGATTCTTATCCGGAGATTACGGAAATAATTTCAAGAGGCCTGCCTTTGAGTATATAAAAACTGCCATTACTCAGACAACCCATGTTTCTGATGATTACTTGTTCCCATTCGACTTGGAATTATTCGACAACAATTCTAAACGTAATTATTTATCTAAATCATTGAGTATCGATGAAATAAAGATTATTAGAAGCGACCTTGCGGACGCTAAGCTTTTCCAAAGTTATTTCACAAAGAAACTGATAGCGTTTGTTAAAGAAAACCACATTAACATATTTAAGACGCCATACCCTATTACAGGAATTCATTGCAATTTTTCAAATTTAAGTCTAATCAGCCTTCCAAAATCACAGTTGCGCGAATCCAAATTCATTATGTCAGATTTCAACTACACTTTTCTCGACGGATCAATAATTGCGTTTTCTGATTTTAGCTTTTCCAATCTTAGCCTATCATCCTTGAACGGTATTGATGCCGAATCTGCTTTGTTTGTAGGTACAGTATTTTCTCAATCATCAATTAATGACGCGGACTTTCGTCATGCTATAGCGCCAAATGCAAATTTTTCGGAGGCAGTAATGGATATGCTATATGCCAGAGGCTCAAGCATGCAATTCGCAAATTTTTACAAAGTCACATCTCGTTACTCTGACTTCAGCTCCTCAACCCTGAAATCATGCCAATTCTCCAATTCTATACTTGTACATAGTGACTTCTCTAAATCGGAACTTCAAGGTGCAAATTTCTATAAAGCTGACCTAAAAGAGGCACTGTTTCGTACATCTGTACTTTGCGGTGCAAACCTCCAGAATGCAAAATTGTCTCAGTGCGACTTTACAGAATCAAACTTAACTGGGGCCGATATTAGCGGCGCTGATTTATCTGGTGCGAATCTCGTAGACTGTAATTTGCAAGATATATTTTTTGACGACCTATCTAAATTTGACAATGTTAAAGTATCAGAATCAACTCTAGCCTCTATTACCGACATGAAACTAATTGAAATTCTGAAGATTCAAGCCAATTAACACGTTTTCCAAAAGAATGCTCCATACCTCGCATTTTTTATAACATCGTTATGCCCCATTACTTATATGATCTCCACAGTTTTTATCAGGTGAAATTCGAAAGATAAGTTAAGGTATGCCGTATATTCGAGGCTTTTGAGAAAACTACTCTTTAGTCTTAGAGTTTAAGATATTTCCCTTTATGATTAAGTCAATTATTAGACAATCGATTCTTAGCTACTTTAAAAGCAGCTCACTCTTGTTGTTCTGAGCTGCATAGTTAATTTCATTAGTCACGACAAATAAAAATATGTTACGCATAACGCTCATAGTCTAAATCATAGTTGGCTACTTCTGATACAAACCTGGTGGTGGTGACTTAGAAGCCTAAAAAATTTTCATTCCCCGCGCTGTGGCCTCGTATGTAAGGTTTCAGCCCTTAGAAGAACCTAAAAGCCTGCTAATTTTGAACAAAAAAAGCGCCAATTTGAGGCGCCTACGTTACTACTGGACGAAAACCTCATAACGTATCATTTGTCGAGGCTTTAATTACTTGATATAAAGAACTAAAGTTCTTATTTGGTATATGTATGCTCCAGTCATCAGAGTTGGGGTACTGTATTGTAAATTCAACCATTTTATTTCGGTTCGAATTGAACTCTCTAATGATAAAATCTATACCTTTTTTATTACTAGCCTTAAAGTTAACCCATTGATTTTCATGACAGCCATAATGAAATAAAATAGATTGACCATTCACATAAGCTGTTGTTTTTCCTGAAAAATCATCATCTTTATCTTGACAGAATTTTTTATTTTCCCAAACCAAAGAAAAATAAAGTTCGCGTGTTCCAATGGCATTACTAAAGGAACCAATGATCCCATCAACTGAATTTTCATATGAGCTCGCTCGAGCTTTCAGCTTATTATCATTATCTCTTTTCCAACTATTGCTTTCATCTTCATTATTGCCAGCAAAAGTCATGTGGCTACTTACTGCCAAACATAAAAAAGTAATCATAGTGATAGCTTTCTTCATGATGTCACTCCATGCACTGTATATATTAATGGTGTTTTTTTATACAGTATAGTCACATCCATCAGAATGCAACTAGTTTCACCTTAGCAGCCTACGCTTTTTTAGCTATCAACCTCCCGCACCTGAGAAATATTTTTGTATCAACTGGTAGTTCTTCAGTTGTTTTTTTCATACAAATAGCAAAGCCCACCAACTTGCTTCGATTCAACCCTCCTTACCAAATATGCCCTCTCACTCAACCGCCTTAAAGTGGTGCTAGCCCAAGCAGCAGACAACCCACATCGTTCTGCAATATCACCTGCAGTAACCTCCTCCCCACACTTAATAGACTGAAGCACCCTCAGCTGCGTCTTACTCAACTTAACCAAGCCAACTTGATGCGGAACAGCCCGAGCTGCACGAACCAAATGCGGGTCGATAGAGCCACTTTGGGCCAAATTATCCATATTTTCTCTCATCCTCTGATGTTTAGAATCAGATCACTTAAGGATCCAGTCGTGATAAGGCTTAGTGAAGGGTTGTTTCTGGAATTGAAATAGGTAATAGCCAGTTGTGCCAGCAAGAATTTAGCCATTGATGGTACGTTTTGAGGGCATCTTTCTTCTGCAACTCCATATGAGTGTGAATATATACCTGGTCAAGCTTGTCACGAGCGTGATTCAGTAATGCCTCACAAACAATATAGTCGATGCCTAATTCAAGCCAGATTGTCCTCGCCCGCTTCCTTAGGTCATGAGCCGACCACTTTCTTTTCGAGATATCCCTCACCCATGTGCTCGCCGTGGTACTGTGGATCGGCTTTCGGCTTCGTTTGGACAAAGGGAACAACATCCCAGTTTGATATCCTTGCACAGCTTGCCACTCTTGGTATGAACGCAAGAGTTCAACCATGCCATCTGTCAGAGGATAGACAACAGGCTTACCGTTCTTGGTGTCTTCAGCGGGAATAGTCCAGCGCTTCTGAGTCAAATCGATGTATTCCCAACTGGCTTTTCTGGTTTCTCCTATCCGAGTACCGTGGGCAATAATTAAAGTAAGCAGCAACCGCTTATCTGGATCCGCCTTTTGAGTGGCCATCAGCGTTTCCGGAAGTTGATCAGTATTGAAACGGCAACCTCGAACCTGTCCTGCAGATATAGAAAAGGTTTCACCGAAAAAGTCTTTGAACCGGACATCTGACATCGGGTTTACTGTGATTTCCTTCACCTTCTTTGCTGCAGAGTATGCCGTCTTCATCAAGTTAAAATTGGCACGTACATAGCTTAGAGAATAACCCTGTTGAAACATTGGCTGGATAAGCTGCTTGTCTACTGTTTGGTGACACAGTTTCATGACGGGCCAACCCTCAAACATGCACCTCACATGCTGTTCCGCCATGCTTTTAAGGTTCTGCAATCTCTGCGTTGTTGACCGATGTAATTTAAATTCCCGCTCAACATGCCAGTTTATTAGCTGGTCAACTGTTTCAAATCCGCTGCATTCAGCTTTTTCTCCGGCCGCAATACGCTGGGACGCAATACTCACTAAATCCATAATATGTTTCGCCTGAGTCGCGGGGTACTTACCAATACGATGGCCAAGCTGATTGCCCTTTTTGTATTCCATTAACACCCAGGTACCACCTGTTCTAGCTTTGTTGAATTTCAAATATAGGGAGCATCGCACATCTTTAAGTTGGCGAACGCGAGGATCTCGAAGGTGCTTTTTAATTTGAGCGTCAGATATTTTGAGGGAGATAGTTGAAGAGAATAAAGCTTGCTGATTAAGTCGAATATTTGTTGATAACATTACTCACCTGTCAATGTCGCTTGAATAGCCATTCGTGTTGGTTGTAGCCCTTGGCCGGAGAAACTAACTTGGTCAATCGAGCAATTCCCCTGAAATGCTCGAGGGAATGACTCATCCATAATCACAATACCCTCGGCAAATGCGGTTGGATTTACCGGAGCATCTATCGTGATTTTCCGTCCCTGCCGTTGCAGTTTTCTAAGCTCAGTAGCACAGGTCTGCTCGGCTTCCACCTTGCTATTTTTGTCTTTACCAAGCAGCTTAAATGGAGAGCTTCCAAGCCTCACTTCCTTTCGACTACCATCGGAAGTTGAAAGGTAATGGGCACGAACTCCGTTAAAATCATTACGCCCATCAAGATCTGATGACACATTAATAAATGCAGGTCCTTGAGGGTCACGGCCCTGATAAAGTGACAGGGTAATGGATTGAATCGCTTTTCCTGAGGCGCTACGTTGCTCACCAATGGGAACAAAAACAAATCGTCCTTCTGATGGCTTTGCAACTGCATCATACTGTTTCGCTAATCTATTTAAGAATGCTGGAGTGCTCTCTTCACACCTATCCAAATGCTCGATTACAATTTTTTGTAATCTTGGATGCACAAAAACAGAGAACCCATGAGAGGTAACACAGTCCGAGACCACCTGCCCCAAAGTTGTATTGTCCCAGCTCGCTGATTTGCGCTCCCTATAACCGGTTTCATCTGTAATCGAAAAAGGGGCCACAGTTAAAACCAACGTAATTTCTCGCGGGTGTAAGCTAATTGACCGTTTTGAAATCTGAAACTCATCACGGGGTACATCACCCAACATGACAGAGTACCGCTCTCCCTTCGGGGGAATACCATCAATGTCATCCGAGTTAATAACCAGAGTCAGGCTGTCACCCTCAGTCCCATTTCCATCCTTCAGGCGCCAAGACTTCAGTCGATTCAACATTAAATCCGCGTTTTTCCCTATCAAATTAATCATCATCAATCCCATGATTTAGTAACTGTTTTGAGTTTTGGTGCTGCTTTCACATCGGGTATAGTCACAACAGTATTTTGTTGGAACACCTCATTACGAACATGCGGATTAAGCTGGTAAAACGCCTGCTCTAGCTGATCGTTATCTTGCCCTGTGTGCAGATATAACAAGTCGATGATCAACTCACCGACCTTCGCGGTTACCTTCATCCACGGTACTCCTTCAACTGAAGAGTAATATCAGTCACCATTGCCCGACCATCATGTACCAGCGATGACTTTCCTTCTTTAAGCTGTTGGATCGTCCAGCGTCCTAAGTTTCTCCCCTGCCCATCGCTCACTTGCTGGGGCTCATCGATAAACCCCCGAATATTCTCTACTGATTCATGGGCTCCGTATTGCAACCACTTCCCACTAATATCGATAGTCTCAAGTGGACGCCCAGTTCGTTCCGACCGAGCGTCATCAATCAAACCCACTTCAGAGAAGGCACCAAGTGACGTACGCTCGAATTTAGTGATAGGTGTTTTATCACCCACTGAAAACACAAACTCACCAATAACTAAATGATGCATAGACGAACCCTTAACAATTACACCCTAACTATCTCGATCGATAGCGGCATAACCTAATTGAGTTGAAAGCGTGTTCTCACCCATCAAATAAGAGAATTGCTGATCCATTTGGCGAGTGATTTCTTTGGCTATTACTTGCTCATCTTGACCTTGAGCACCCGTGATTTGAATCTGAGGGGAAAACGTGACTTGAGGCTGTTGCCTTGCTTGCGCTTCTTTCTGTTGAACAGCATCAACTTTCGCTGCCGTTTTTTCGGGTGAGTCCAGTTTACGTCCAAACCAGCCACCCAACATCTCGCCGCCAATACCCCCACCAATAGAACCCAGCAAGCCACCGATAGCAGTACCTATGCCAGGCAAAATCATGGTACCAATTGCGGCGCCAAGGGCACCTCCACCCAAAGATCCACCGATATCACCCAAGGCTTCACCACTTTGCTCCATATTACCCGTGGCAATACCTTCAGCAGCAGAGACCGCGTTCATCGTCAATCCTAGGGGTTTCAAAACTCGGGATAGACCAACTTTCCCCATGCTATCTGCCACATCGCCACCAATCTCGATGGCATCAGCCGCCATGGCACTCATAGGCATCATTGCAATCCCAGAGCCAGCCATCGCCAAAGCTGCACCTTTAGGTTGAACAAATCGGTTATCCATAACCGAGCGAGCTAAACCAGATAACCCTCGCCCCCGGCGTTTACGACGTGAAGACCGCTCACCACGAGCCCCTCCACTGATGCCGCTTTGTCTTGTCCCACGGCTCGAACCTACGACAGCATTAAGACTTCGCCATCGTTTAGCCGCCATTGCAGCAATTCTGCCACCTTCTTTAGTTTCCCTATTCAGTCCCTTACGAAACAAACGGGATTTATCCAAGGTATTACCAAAAATAAGCGAAGCGGCCTTGCCAGCTAGTAGTACACCTTTAAGGCCAATGAACGCTGCAACTCCAATTCCCACTGCGGCTGTAACAGTTTGGTTGGCCTCAGCAAAATCGGCTAGCATATCAACGCCTTTACCCAATGGCTCAAGCACCCAGTTCAATGCAGGTAATAACGCCGTTCCTATTACAACACTCAAACGGCTCACTTTATTAACGAACATATCCACGCCATTTTCAGACGTACTAACTCGGGTCTCATATTCTTTCTGGAGGGATTCGATATGAACATCTTGCCCTTGCTTGGCAAGTTTCAACGCTTTGGTGAAGTTCTGAGTATTGCCTGCAAGCGCAGCCACAGCCCCTTTGGCCTCTTCACCAAAGATCTGACTGATCAACGCACTTTGCTCTTCAATGGGTGCATCTTTAATGGCTTCCAGCACTTCCAATAAAGTGCCCGAAGCGTCTTGCTGCATAGAGCTGGCAACATCACCCGTATCCAAACCCAATGCAGTCATCGCCTTTTTCTGAGTGCCACTGGCCGCATCGCCCAATGTCAGCCGTCCTGATATGTTTTTAAGTGCCGTTGCTGTACGTTCTTCGCCCATCCCCGTTGAAAGCATGGCTGAAGCTAAAGCCGCTGATTCATTCACAGAGAAACCTGCGGTTTTAGCCGTCGCACCTTCCCGAGACATTACCCCTGCAATGTCTTTGGCTTTTGAATTGGAGTTGTTAGATAAATGATTAGCGAGCCCAGCAAGACCTAGAGCGTCTTGTTGATCAAGTCCCATCGCCGCCTTAAACACAGCAAGGGTTTCACCAGCCTGTCCGGCCTCCATATCAAAGGCGACGCCCATCTTAGCCGAATCAAGTACAAAGCTTTTCAGCTCATTAATATCCTGAATCCCGCTCTGGCCACCAGCCGCAAGCATCGCATTGATATCATTGGCACTCATCGGCGTATCAGTAGAGGTTTTCAACGCCCAAGAACGTAACTGAGAAGACTGCTCCGGCGTCATGTCCACGACTTTACTGACATCCGCGAATGAACTTTCATTCTTCATGGCAGACCACATGGTGCCTGCCAATGGTGCTGCCGCCATGGCCAAGCTGGTTGCTTGACTACCTATTTCTCCAAGCTTTGCCTTTCTAGCATCAATACGGCCTTGGATCGTCTGCATTTCCTTAAGTCGCCTATTTTGCTTCTCAAGGGCCGCCGTTGATTTCTCAGTTTGGGATTCCAAACGCTTTTGTTCATTACCAAGCTTATCTGTACTGACACCTGCCTTTTTCAGCGCGTCACCTAAGCTCTGTAAGCGATTCTGTTGTTTTGTTTGGCGTTCGGTTAGGGAATCAACTCTGCCTGATGCTTTTTTATAAGCCGCACCTAATTCCGTAGTTCGAACTTTGCCATGATGAATTTCAGCATTTAACGACTCAAGCCGCTTATTAGCTTCATTGAACTTCAGTTTGAGTTGTTGTGCCCCTTCACCTGAAGCCTTTTTCATCTGTTGGTTCAGACTTCGAATCTCAGCCTGAGTAATGCCATACTCACCACGTAAACGAGATGTCTTCTGCTTATTTTCTTCCATCTCGATACCAAGCGCATTCATAGACGCTTTAGCACCAGAAACTTGCTTAGCCAACTTTGCTGCTCGGCTACTGGCAGAATCGAATCCTTTGACTTCCCGAAGTTGAGTATTGAGAGATTTCACCTCACTACGCTGTTCTTCCAGTGCCGCCGTCAAACGCTCGGTAGCCGTGGTGGTCGAAACAATATCCTTCGTGCCTTTAACAGTGGCATCAAGGACAAAACTAATCTTTTCGCTCATCGTTTAACCCCGAGCTTAGAGAGAATCAATTCATACCGCCGCATAGCCTGATCTTGCGGCCATTCACGTAGCTCGCTTTCAGAGGTATTACGGTGCATGGGGATTAAATCAATGAGTGCTTCTACGTCGTCGGGCGAAAGTAATCCCCCGACAGTTGAAAAAAAGCGCCGACCTGTGGCTTGATCGCCAAATAGTCATTCAACGCCATAGCTTCCATATCCGGCTTATCGAGATTACAAACCACACGAAACATGAAATTCTCTCGCGCAGTATCTTCAGTGATCTCCGCTAGCGCTTCCGAATGCTTCACCTTAGGAACAACAAACTTAATACGTGAAATGCTCTCGTTTAAATCGTTGGTAAACGGATATAGCAGCTCAAATTCAAAATCAGAACCACTCAACGGCTTCTCTTGAATTTCATCAGAGGGCTTTAGGATAAAAGCCCGAATATCTTCATGTAGCTGAGTAAAATCAGGGGCAGATAGCTCTTCAAATTCCTCAGTAGAAATATCAGTACAAGCAAGGATAATCGCTTTAAGCTGCTGAAAAAGTTCAGAAGGGATCAGCTCTTTGTCTACGCCAAAATTGACATAAGGAAGCTTTCGAAACTCACCGAGGGAGATAGGTTTAATATCAATTTCATGGTTACCATTTCGATTGTAGAAAGGTAGCTTAATGGTCTTTATCATGGAAATTCCGATACAAAAAAAGCGCCCTAAGGCGCCTATCAACTAAAAAACAAGAGACTATTACAGGCTAATTCCTGCTTCGCCCATCAGATCAACACCGCCCACAATGGTTTTTCCGGTATTCACATTAATATCATGCACCACAATGCCAGTATCACGCTGGGTATATGCCTTACAGGTACCTTCAATGGTAACGGTTGGCTTCTCGCCCATTTTTATAGGTTCTTTCTTGATCCCAGTAATTGGGCCATACATCGAATACTCTTCAACAAATGCAACGCCCTCGGTGCTCTTACCTTTCTCAGTTACATTCACCTGAGCATTTCCCATCGTGAACTTACCTAACGCTTTAGAGATCGCCCCATGTTCACCCCGCACCTTGAGCGACCAACTCAACTTTTCAAGTCCAACGGTATCTTCCGACACAACGAACGAACCCTCGTTATTGGCTAACTTGGCTTTAATTTCAGGCGGAGTGAAATCAACGATCTCATTCATCAAAGGCACAGATTCAACCTGAGCCTTAATTCGCATACGAATACGATCAGCCATTTACCACCTCCTCAAGCCAAGCTGTAATCAGCCCATTATCAACACTCATCTCATACACCATGTGCTCATTCGGCGAGTAACGGCCATAGTTCACACACAAGAACCAACGGCCAGATGTATAGTTCTCAATATTATTTTTGCTAGGATGCAGGAAAGCTTTGAAAACGGGGATCACCCCCTGTGCGACTAGGTCTTGCCCCCAGTTCGTCAACCGATCAATCACCTGCTGCATGAACTCTTCAGTAAGTTGCTTACCCATCAGCGGCTGGCTGGTCTCTTCCAACTTACGCGCCATCAAATCTTCAAGACCAACATGAGAAATGAAACGTCCAGTATTCGTACGATTACCAATAATGGAATAACCGCCCATACGGGTACGCGCAATGGTCACAACACCATGCTTATTAAGGAAATTAGCTTGCGTGGTTTTATCGTTGATTTTATACGACACATTACGGGCAGTTTCATCACATAGAGCCGAACGATTTTGTGGGCTTACCCATCCATCTACAGAAGCCATCGCCGCCACCAGCGCAATAGAGGCTGGCATTAACAGCTGTGAACCGTCATAGGTTTTAAGGAACCAAGGGTCGATAATGCTTATTTTATCTTCCCCTGTTCCTTCAGCCCCAAATTCAGCAGCGAACTCAGCCGCAGCCATATCGTTTAGGTTTGGCCCATCAAGGACCGGACGGCAGCGAACATCACGCCCCATCAATGCTAGCTTCTGACCAATAGGCTTAGAACTGAAACCAGGCGCAGCAATAATGGTTGGCGTTTCAGGACAACCTTTCACCGTCTCAAGACCTTTGATTGCGCCCGTACCTGAATCGACACCGCCGATCACGTTAGCTTCTGTCGTCGCATCATCGGTATGATCCTGTACAACAGTCACATACAGGATGCACTTTACATATTCCAAGAGATAGCGAACCACATTCGGCAAGGTACCTTGGCGATCACCCTTACTGTCTAGCGCCATCATGGCATCGGCATAATTCCAAAGGCGGGTTGGTTCGTTATAAGCAATTGTCCCGCGCTTATCGGGCGCAGTACCGACCAAGTGAACTACCTGCAGCGCAAGTGGGCCCATACTCGGTAACGGCTCAATGGTATTAACTTCAACACCGTTGAGCTCAAAATCTTGAATTGGTGCAAGGGCTGCCATTATTTGCTCACCTCTTGTTTAATTGGTGTCGCTTGCTCAGGCTGCCCAATCTTGCCGTTCTTCAGCAAAAAAGACGTCTGCGCAGGCTTTAGGGAGATAGTTTTATCGGCTGGGTAATACCAGCGGCCATTAAGGCGAAAAGGTTTCAGGATCGGGAAATCCTGCACCCCAAGTTGTTTTTGGGTTGCCATAATTGTTCCTGCAGAAGGTTAATTAGACTGGATTTAGGTTCAAAAAAACCGCGAAAGCGGCATTATAGGTATCACTCTGTTGGTAATGGGTAACGGGCTTTTATCTCGGTTACTTTGTCTCGCCAAGCTTGTTCTTTCTCAGGTGTATTATCGTATTGCCATTCCATATAAAGAAGATCGCTTTCAACACTATATGCTCGCTGTCGAGCCTCTCTAGCTTCTTCACCTGTATAAACCAACTCAAGCTCTTCTTCTGGAATATTTAATCCATTTGCGATTAAAAAAGATGATACTTCATTGCTCTCTGTAACATCACCAATCGTGGCAACTAAAGCACCGTTATGTTTTATTTCCATAGCTTTTTCCTCAAGTAGCCTATATATCTGCCGGACGAGCAAACTCTGGAAATACACCCCATATGTTGTTCTCATAAGGTACATAACCACTTACTGAACCAAACAGACAGATCAGTGCTTCCCCACTAGTCCCAGGCTGTGATGAGAGACCTAATTTTGTATGAGATCCGTAAAATGCATCATTTATATTTGATACTCGTCGCCGCATTCCATAAAACTTCCAACCATCACCGTACTCAATCAGTGGCTTCATAGACCCTTCGACATCACCAGATAATATGCGCAGATAGCAACCAGTCGTAACAGCTCCCTGCTGATAACCTTGAGAATAATTGTTATCCAGTCGCGCAGGATGAGCTAATGTGCTTCTCGTCCATTTTAATCGGAGAATATAAAATGGCTTATTAACATAACCACTGAAGACATTATTCCGAAAATCAGCAGCACAACCATTACCAGTATGATCAGTATCATTCGATGGCTTGGCATAAATTGTCGCTTCCTTGATTACCTCAAAAGAAGATAAGCCAATTGTTGTAAACCCTTTAATCGAGCTTGAGTTAGTTGGCTCCATGATTTGATTTCGACTAACTAGAATATGCGACATCTCACCGCGTGCTTCTGCAATAAATGAACCATACTCACTCTCAGCCTGCTCCACCCGCTTATCAATCTCCCCAACCTTTCCATTCACCACCTTCGTCAAATCATTCGACGCTTCAACCAACGTGCCAATTTGTTGCTCAATACTCATATGCCTGATTTCCAATTATCGAATTAATGCCAGCCAACTCACCTTACTTTTCCAACTCGTTCACCCTGAGCAGCAACTCAACATGACGAGCCATGTTGCCAACCTGTGCCGTTCCCATAATGGCGAGCTCTTCAGCTAGGAACAGGTTTATATTCTCAGCACCAAGTACCACGCTTACGCTATCCGTTGGCAATGGAGAAATATCGAGAGTGAACTTCTGCAACCAGCTCGCATTCGCTGACTTATAGGTGAGCAACGTATTTGGTATCGAATAAACAGCCAGTAACGTGCCAGACTCCAAAAAGAAACCGACCTCTCTCACCTCATATTCAAGACTGCCTTTAAATACGGCGCCCATGCGTAACTGAGTTGAGCTCAACTCTTCCCAATCAGTAATCAACTCTCGTTGTTTTTCGTTACTCAACCGAGTCTGATTAACGCTTGGCGTATAACTACGATCACCAGCTGCGATCCACTTAATTGTGCCTTTAATGCCTTGGTTCTTCGCACTTATCAGCTCAGCCAGTCCAGCTTTGGTGTACTGTACAATCGGTGTACTCATGCAGTCGCTCCGGGATTCATTTCAGTAATAACCACCATCCGTGTCGCACCGCCCCAAAGAACAGATCCAACGCAAACTGGTGATGGTGGAAGCACCCCATTTACTGAATCGTCATGATGACTAATGCTTTTTTGAGCGATGCCTGAGAGTCGGAAACCTGAACTATTACCATGAGCAACAATGAGCTCAACCGTATCACCGTGCGAACACCTTCAGTAATAATGTCGGCGAAATCACCGCTATTAAACGCCCTTGCCACCAGTTCATTCTTGTTACTGCAGAACTTAGCGTCTTTACCCACCGAAATTTCAGCCATATCCAGCAGTGTTTTCATGCGATATGGATTATCTTTCTCGACACTTTCGGTACCACAGCGAGAATTTAGCGCATTTTGCAGCGAATCTTTGGTTACATTACCGTTATCTACATGGATATGGGTATTCGTCAGCCCCATCGATTCATTACCATCTTGGGTATGATCAGCTTTCGTATTATCCGCGGAGCCTTGAGCTGAAAGCGTGCCTAAATTCTGCAGAATTTTCAGCGATGCTTTCTCTTCCGAGCAATCCATGTCATTGAGCATTTCATCGCACAACTCATCACTCACCTTATGCTGAGCACACAGCGCACGAATCGCAGACTGGCGAGCGTTTTCTTTCTTCACTGCATTTTGCAGTACATCGTTATCAAGTGGTTTTGGCATATCGTCACTTACCTGTTGTGATTGTTCGCTGCCTGCCGCACTTGCGGCCAGCGGTTGAGGTTCATCGTCTATAGAAGTGGAATCTAAAAGCGGGTCTTGTTCGGGCTTAGGTAAAGGGCTTTCTAACTGATTCAGCAAATCTTCCGGAGGGTGTTTAAACGCTTTTGCTTGCAAATCATCGAGTGATACACCCTTAAGGCTATTGGACAGGTTAACCGGATCGACAATCTCATCAATCAAGCCAAACTCCAGCGCTTCCTGCGCCGTAAACCAAGTCTCCTTAGCCATCGCAGCCAGCACATCGTCCAATGGCTTTCCGCAGCGCTCTACATAAGCATCAGCAATGGTTTGTTTCGCGTTCTTAAGTTGGGTTAACGCACTATCCAACTCATCTTCACCGCCCCATGCACCAATCGACGGGTTGTGAATCATCAGCTTTGCGTTTTCAGGCATCTTCACCACATCGCATGCCATCAGAAAATAGCTTGAGATAGAAGCCACTAAGCCATCAACCACACCTACGGTATTACCCTTGTGCGCTTTAATAGCGTTATACATCGCCAGCCCTTCATACACCGAGCCGCCATAACTCTGAATACGAAACTCCGCATCTTGGCTACCAACTGCCTGCAGCGCACGCACCAAATCGATAGCTTCAATGTCATAACTGCCGATATCACCATGAACCCACACTTTAACCGGCTGCTCTTCCCCCTGATTGCTCAGGGTGAACCATGATTTATTCATCTTCGGCATTCTTTGCCTCTCTGTTTTTGCTTTGGCCTGCTGGCTTATTGTCGTCAGCGCCATGCTGGATCTTCGCCACAATGTTATGGGCAGGGTCTGCCACACTCACAATCGCATCATCATTCATCGCTTTACGCTCAGCCTTAATCTCGCGCCTGACTGATACAGGATTAAAATTACGTTCCCGCTGAAAATGACTGAGAGACTGCAAACCCAATCGGGTTCCTTTCTCGATACCAATCATCTCTTTGGCAGGATCAATCCACGGCATCACAGGTGCTTGATAAATCGCATTCAACAACGAATCAGAATTGACATCTTTGGGGACTTTTAGCTGACCAGATAAAACCGCCATCTCTAAAGCATGTCGGTATTGCGGACGAGTCCAGCTGGTTACAAACTTGCGTTGTAAGATCCGATAACGAGCAAAAGAGTCGATCAACTCCTGCCGTTGAGCCGAATAGCTCCCCGTGTAATGACGAGTCACGCTAGAGCAATTCACACCCGAACCTGAAGCCGCTAAACGCATTTGAGAATCACGAAACGGACTACTCATCGCTTCACGCCGATTACTTTCGACCACACCTGCATCTTCACCAGGTGCTAATTCAAAACTGTTCCCCATACCAAGGAAAATATCGCCACCCCGATCAAAATCATCGTTAGCATCACCACTACTGTCGCGTTTAATGAAATAGGCAAAGCGGCTAGCAATCTGCGCACTAATACGCTCAAATTGGTCGTAATCTTCCACATCAGAAATCAGGTCTAACACCGAGTGCAGTAGCGTAACGCCTCGGTTTTGATGGAATCGCCGCGTAAACTTCAGGTGAGCAACAAAACGCGCCTCAACCTCCGAGAACTCAAAGCCAAGTGCATCGCGTTGAATCAGAATAGAAACGATCTGCCCTAGCTTATTCCGTCGAATACCTTCATACACACCGCGTTCAGGCTCACTGATATTCAACGGCACGTAGTCCGGCTCAAAAGGCTGAACACCAAACGGCGTACCAGAGGGGTAAGTAATATCTGAGTGATGCCCCATGTAATAACGGGCAAACACTTCGCCATCACGTAACCAAGTTCGACAAGCCAGCCACTCGGTTTCTGCCCGAGACAGCTCACCATCAATATTTTGCTTAAGGGAAAACAGTTCAAACCATTCATTGATCTGACGAGCAAACTCCGTATGTACATTGCCATCGTTATCCAATGGCTGCGGCTCAATCATAATGCCGTTAGGCCCAACCACATTGGCACAAAACTCATCCAGAATAGCCGTCACCAACGGTGTGTTCTCATCCATATGGCGAGCGCGTTGGCGTAACGACTTAGCATCTTTGTTTAACTGATTGGCTTTACTGGTTGAGCGAGGATTACGTTTCTTAGTGTGAGGGTTAGCAGGTAGTGCAGCTTGATACTTGTTTATCAACGTTCGATTATATAACCGTTCAAGCCCAGCTTTGGGGCTGAAGTACCCCACCACACGGTCAGCAAGGTTGAATTTACTCAAGGTAATTCCTCCTGATTAAGCTTCTGCGGCCTCCCTGATTTTCTCGGGCAATTAATGCCTGTAAGCGCTCAATCTCCCTGCGAACCGTCGCTAAACTGGCAAACGTTAACTTTTCACCTTCAGCCGTTTCGACCGACTGCTGCATTAAAATTTTCTGCTCAGCATCCAAATACCACTGCAAGCGCTGGCGGTTAGTTATTGTCATCCGTAAATGCCCCTTGAGTGGCTGTATCTGCGTTTTGCTTGTCGTTCAAATTTCGGTTGTTGGTCTGCATCCACCACGTTGGTATTGAATTGCCATTCATCGGCCCAGCCTGGTGGTTTCTGCCAGTTCAACTCATCGCCGCCCTTATAATGCATACCTGCTTCGGCATAAACACATAAATCAAAAGCCTCGTTAGCGGCTTTATCTGGCTTCTTCCAGTCACCATTTTCATCAACAAACTCAGCGGTGAGTTCATCAAACCACTCTCGTTGACACCACGTAGGTAAATGGAAATATCGGGAACCAAATTCAGCACGACAGTAACTAGAAGACACACGGTGCTTTAATCGATTGGTATGAAGCAGTAATAGTGGAATTTCACCATGCGCGTGTTTAGAACGTTTATCGGGGTAGCTTTCTTTCACTAAGTCTTTTGGATCACGACTCGCGCCTTTTACCAAGCGGAACAAGTGAGACATGCTCTGCCTCTTCAGGCGGTTGTAAAACTGATAACTTAGCTCAGTCACCGACGTCGTTTTATTGCCATGTGTTTCGCCAGAACCACCAGAGTCACACAACGTCAGGAGCGGTTTCATCACACGGCCAGACTCATCAGCCAGCGGATAGGTTTTCTTAATCACCTGATCAATCAACAGATCCCAATCTTCGGCATACACTGCAGGGTTAATCCGGTCACCATTGCGGTGAGGTGTCGTTAATATCTCATAACGGTCGATAACCCAACGCTGCAAGCCTTCACCAAACACTTGAGCTTGCACCACAAAGCGAGGGTTCTTTCGACCACCCTGCACATCAATACTCATGATCAGGAATCGGCCACCTTCAGGTACCACACTTCGCGGGTAGTCTTCAGCCCGAGCCATCAACTCATGAGCACCAACATCCTGACTTTGGGATTGCAAAATATAAGGGCGACCAATATCGACATTGAAGAAGCTTTTCAGCGCCTCTTCATCACCACTACTGTCATACTGGGTTTGTGCACTTAAATAGCGATACACCAACTTATCCCAACTCTGATAAGTCGCAACAACACCTTCAAACCAAAATGTGGCCCACTTAGATTTACGAACCTGACTTTCGTCTTCGACAGCCTGACCATATTGATCAACGCCACCTTCACGAAACCACTGTCCATCTAGATTTAGTTTTCGCTTTTGATTCTCTTCAATCCGATACGTACAGCGAGGACACTCACAATACGTCGAATTAGCCGCTTTCTGATGATCATCATGCTCATCCCACTTCAACACCTCAAAGTGAGGAAGAAACCACGCTTCGCAATCAGGGCATTGCCAATAAAAACGACGCCTGTCCCCTTGGTTGTATAAAGACCCAATACCGGAACAAGGCTGAGATTCATGCGGTAATAATTGCGCTTCGGGTTTAGGCTGGCGAACAATACGCCCAGGGGATGACTCTGCCATTGCCATGCCAGATGATTTAGCATTCTGAACCCGTTTCAGCATCAGTTGAAACTTGCTTCCCTCTTCACCGACTGAATCATCAGCACGGTCGTAATCGGTACAACCTGCATAACGATAAGTAGAAGCAGACAAACTGGTTTCAGTCGCTGAATCCAGCTTTAGCATCATGCCGTTCTTAAACTGTTTACTGGTTAGATTGTCATCTGCCTTGCGGCCTGTGCGTAAATCTCGGATTGGCTTTGTTTTCGAAAAGCATCGGTCTAAATCGACCTTACTCATATCCACCGCTTTGGTTTTAGTACTGTAGATCAACAGCATGTCACCCGGTGCTTGAGTAACGGCATAGTTTATCCAGCCTTCCACCATTGCCTTGGTTTTACCCGAACGCGCAGGGCCAACCACAATAACCGCTTCATAAATTCGACGAGATAACGCATTCATCGGTTCGCGCATATAAGGCGTCATCGCACTAAGAAACTTAGTGGTGTCCATACCATCAGAAATCCAGAGGTATTCATCAGCCGCTTCAGTAGGCGTTTTATCTGCGGGTAAACAAAGGTGTGCCAAGCTACGTCGAATAGCCGCTGCATCCGCATACTTATATTCGAATGTCATCATTCACCGCCTTCAAATCGAAATTCAACAAGCTTTCAATATTTTCAAGCTGCTCAGCGGTCGCATCGGGAATAGCCGTTTCAATTCGGTTAATCGCCCCATCAGCAAACTTCTTAATAGCAGCAATACTTTTAGCGATTTCATTTTCATAATCTTCCCGCTGAATAAGATCGCCCGTATCTTTCGATAAACTCAGCTTCTCTCGTTCAGCCTGAACAAAAGCGCGTAATTCAGCAGCGGTAGGAAACCCCATTAAATCTGGCGCGTCAGACTCTTTCACTGGCGCTTTGCATAAATACGGCGCCACCTGACACACATCGTAAAGCGGTGTATTGCCTTTGAAGGCTACGGGCTCAATGCCTGCGGCTTTTAAGCGTTTTCGAACTGTCGAACGGTGAGATCCAAACTGTTCTAGCTCACTGGTATTCCATAATCGTTTTTCATTATTCATGGCTTCCTCGTGTTGCTAATACAGTGCTGCGGGTTGTCGTAACAACGCCGCAAGTTCTCGATACGAGAAGCACACAACGAGAAATACATCAGCCAAACAGGATCACGCCTGACGGCCTCACCCCACTTTCGCGGTGGCGATTGATAAGGTTGAGTACAAGGAAGTAAATACGCGGCAGGTGGTTTAATCAGTTTCACTTTGTATTGGGTGACCACTGACGGCGGTGTTGTAGTACACCCAACGGTCAGCACCAGGAATAAACAAATCAGCACAGTTCGCATTGGCAATGTCCTTATCAATTTGTTGTTGTGCTTGTGATGTGCGAGCCTGCCAACTTCGACGGGCTAAATCCGCCTGCTCAACCGCTATACGTTCACGCTCTGCTATGGCTTCGAGGTAAGCCACCGTCTGCTCCATGGATTGATTCACCGCGACTAGCTGCGCAATTTCTTGCGACTTGGCCTGCACGTTCGCTTTCGATGCTGTTAAGTCACGGGATAAAAAACCATTCTCGACAAACAACACCAACGCGATCAGAACCAGCACCGCTAAGCTATAGCTCTTGAACTTACTCATAACCATTGAGGCAAATCCCCCGTTCTCGTTCCCGCCGTGTAACAATGCCTCGGCAGTTGCTGGCATCCACTCGACAGTCTTTGCCATTCACGTACACCCAGCGAGTGAATTCGTTGCAGGCAGCATCCAGCTCACCGGCTTTGAGTTTCTTCAGGTAAGTAGAACTGCGAAAGTTGCCCGCACCAAGGTTCATCACAAAGCTCACGGCCATATCGAACTTGGGCCCTTCGGGCAGCTTAACTTGCCGATAGACTACCTTCTCTGCCGCAGCAATATCATCAATAAACCACTGGGCAATTTCTGGCACTTCCGCTGTATCACCCTGCTCTACCCCTTGGGTATGGCCAAGGCCGATGGTCCACACATTGGCGCTACACTGGTAAGCCGAACTTTCGCACCCTTCCAGCCCGGCCATAAACGCTAAACCATCATCACCGGTCTTTAAGTCGTGATTAGTACCAGCCACAAAGGCCAGTACTGCAGCCACCGCACAACCTGCCGCGCCGCTAGTCGTCTTCCATTTGTTCATAGGCTTTTCTCACATCAGGATGGTTCTGCAAGGCTTTGAGCATTCGGCGTCGAAAGAGCCAGTTGATAACGGCGGTAAACAAGGTGGCAGCGATAGAGACCACTACACCAATTTCATTGATAGATAAGCCAGACACCAAGCCGGTAAAACCCGCCCAGAGGTAGGCAAACCATCCGATCATCTTCTCTCTCATAGGCGAATTTCAAGGTCAAAAAAACCGCCAGAACGGCGGTTGGGATTAGAGGTATGAAGCGCTAAAACGACAAAACCCCGCCGAGTTGGCGAGGTTTTGCAATGTGGTAAATATGCATCGTTTTAGGGTGAGTGTCAATGGTCAGCTTTAAGTTTGTATAGAAAATCCAACATTAAATTAAACGATAATTCAATGTGTTAAAAATTTCAATTAGATCAATTCTTAAATTTGAGGTTAAAAGTACAGGAATATAGACGCAAGATATAAATTACCTTTCATACTTTATAGCATAATCGATAGTAATTAGTATTAACTACAAGGATATAATAATGATATGTGCGTTAGTTATAGGCCATAAGAAAACATCCCCAGGAGCAAGTAATTCTTCATCAGGCCTAAATGAGTTCACTTTCAATGAAAGTTTATCTATTGATATTGAAAAAAGAGTTAAAGGCGTGCAAATACAACGAATATATAGAAGAACATATAAAACACTTCCTGACGATATTAATGAGTTAAACCCTGACTTCATCATCAGCCTTCATTGTAATGCATTTAATGAGTCTGTGTCAGGGACAGAAGTATTGTACTACCACAAATCATCCAAAGGTAAAAAATTTGCAAAAATACTCAATGATAAGTTGGTTAATGCTTTGGAATTAAAGAATCGAGGTATTAAGCCTAAAACATCTGAAGACCGTGGTGGATATCTTTTAAAAAACACAAAAGCTCCATGTTTAATATCAGAACCATTTTTCATTGATAATGACAATGATCTGCAAACTGCAATAGAAAAAAGAAAAGAGTTAATAGATGCATATGTTGAGGCCATTGAAGAAATTTCTTTATTAATCTAATTGTTTTTATAATCAATAAATATATATTACTTATCCTTCAATAACTATAATATTGAATATAAGGTCGAATTATGAAACATAGCAATAATAATGAATCTCTAGCTTCAGACAAGGTCAAAACTGAAAACGAAGCATACACAGAAACCGAGGCGAACGCCGAAACCGAAGCGAACGCCGAAGCCGAAGCGAACGCCGAAACCGAAGCGAACGCCGAAGCCGAAACGAGCGCCGAAACCGAAACGAACGCCGAAGCCGAAACGAACGCCGAAGCCGAAACGAACGCCGAAGCCGAAACGAGCGCCGAAACCGAAACGAACGCCGAAACCGAAACGAACGCCGAAACGAACGATGAAACTAAAGAAAAATTAATAACTAATTTGCAAAGTGATATAAAAAGGTATCGTAGATATAGAAATGGTTGGTCCTCTCTTGATTGGACAGCCACACTACTAATTACTATTTCTGGATTCTTTACTACAGCAGTAGGTGGTATAGACAATTTAACGTCAAAAACCACCGAGGCATCTAACATTCCTTTTTATGCAACTCAAAGTTACATTATAGCTTGGGGTTTAATTACTGTAATTGGTTCTTTAATTATAAAAAATGCAAAACCTAATGAAAAAGCTATGATTGCTGAAAGGAAGAAAGATGCCATACGCTCAATTTTAACTGAATTAAATTACGGAGGAATGAGCGTAAAAACAGCTGCCTACTTGCAAGATATTGCACGTTCCAATATCGATAACTTTGTCGGAATGTTAGAGAAAACCAGAGGGAAACTATAATAATAAAGTAATTTAGCATTTCACATTACAATACCAAATGTTCACCAATGATAATATATAAGGATGCAAAATGAGCTCTAATCAAATTTTAATTGTCATTCATGGAATGGGCTCTCATACAGATGAATCTTTTAAAAAAGAAATAATTAATGCTGCAAACAAAGCTCTTACTAGATATGATATTGATAGATATAAAGACAAAAAATTCGAAGATTTTGTTCAAGTTTTACCTGTATCCTATGACGAGATCTTTGAAAAAGTTAGACAGAGATTTGTTCAATCAAATAAACCCATTGCAGAATTTTTAGCTAGTAATCCTGACATCGGCGCATCACAATCAATAATACAAAAAGCATCTAACATGCAGGCGAAATTAGGGGATGATGATTTTTTGCAGACTCATGCTCTTGATGTACTTCTATATTTAACTAATGTCGGCGAATGGGTACGAATAGAGGTAGGTGAAAAAATAACGCAAATTGTTCATGACAACCCAAACACACCGATTAACTTTCTTGCTCACTCTCTTGGTACGGATGTACTGCATGATACACTCTCAAAGATCATGAAAACAGATGCCCCCAAAGATGCACCATCCCTTGACCCAAATTTAATAAAATTTAACAGTCTTTGGCTTTTTGCAAATGTTAGCCGTTTACTGAATAATTATTCTGGTC